AATTAACTGGTACTTCTTCTTCTTCTTCTCTGAAAATCTCTGCTTTGCGTTCTGCCACCGCTTTACAGAAATATAAGGAGATTCAGAATAGTAACGACCCCGATTTTGCTAATCAAGTTTTGGCACATTTTGGAATTAAGCCTAAGGTTGATGCACGTACATCTATTTTTATAGGTGGTGATGATAAGACTCTTAGTATTAATCCACAAGTTAATACCAATTTCCTTGATGGTGGTCAACCGGATATTAAGGCTATCGGAGTTGGTGATTTGTCTGCCGGCTGTAAGTTTACTGCTTCTACCTATGGTATGATTATTGGCATTTATCGTGCTGTTCCTCAGCTTGATTATTCTCGTGTTGGTATTGACCGTAATTTGTTTAAGACTGACGCTACCGATTTTCCTATTCCCGAATTAGATAGTATTGGCATGCAAACTCAGTTTCGTTGTGAATTATCTGCGCCTTTAATTGGTGTTTGTGATAAACTCCTTCCTTATGAGTTTACTAAAAATTCTTTGGATATGGCTGTTACCTATGGTTATGCACCACGTTATGCTGAACTTAAAAGTGCTCGTGATTACTTCGAAGGTGGTTTTTGTGGTACTTATAAGACTTGGGTTACTGGTTATGACCAAACTTTTCTTTCTCGTTGGCGCCGTAATTTAGGTGACCCGTCTCTTGCTAATTATGGCAGTATTGATGATTTGTTTAAGTGTCGTCCGTCTTTGCTCTACCCTATCTTTGTAAATCAGTGGTCGGGTACTGTAAATGATGATAAGCTTCTTATTGGTAGTGTTAATACTTGCGTTGCAGTCCGCCCATTCAGTATGTACGGTTTGCCTTACTCAAAATAATTTAAAATTGTTTGTTTATGATAGCTAAAAATAAAGTTGTTTATGTACCACCTGTTTATGAGGAAGTACAGCTTGAAGTAACTTCTGTTGATGATAAGAATAACCCTTTGCGTTCATCTTTTCATACAGATGTCTCTTTGTTGCAGCGTATCGATAATATGCGTGCCGATGCACAGACGTTGCGAGAGATTAAGGAATCTCTTCAGCCTATGATTGACTCATCAAATTTTCGTTCTTTGTTTGAGGATACATTCGGCTCTTTGACTGATGATGAACTCATTAACTCTTGTCCTTCTCGTTATGTTCAGACGGCTAGCGAGAAAATGTCTTATCTTAAAGAACTTGCCTTAAAGGATAAAGAAGTTCGTGATAAGGCTGCTGCTGCTCTTAAGGATAAAGAGGAAAAAGAAAAGGCTGAAAAAGAAAACGCTGATTTTCAATCTCGTTTAATGGAAATCTTTAAGTAGTCTTGCCTATGTTGTCTAATATAATTTCATGGAGTACTGCCGCTTTTGGCGGTGCTCCTTTTCGCTTAAGTAAGTGTACCGCTTTAACTTCTGCTGCTGGTGGTGCTGCTGCTGGTTCTGCTGCTGGTGGTGTTCCTGGCGCATTAGTTGGTGGTGCTCTTGGTGTTGCTAGTTCATTGCTTGGTGGTTTTTTTGGTAAACATAATACCAATAAGGTTAACCAAATGAATTATAAAATCATGCAAGAGCAGAATCGCTTTAATGCTGAGGAATCTAAGAAAAATCGAGACTGGCAAGAGTTGATGTATCGCATGTTTGGTACTTCATCAGCAAAAGCTAATGATATGCGTGCAGCAGGTCTCAATGCTCTTCTTGGTGATGTTTCAGCTAGTGGAAATGTTGGTAGTGGTTCTGCTGCTACTGCTGCCGAATCTGCTCAAATGATGCCTACCGATTATTCATTTATTGGTGACTCTGCTAACCGTGGTTTGGCTGCATACAATACTACCCGTTCTGTTGATGCCTCTGTTTCTCTTCAGAAATCACAGGAGAACGTTAATAAGTCTATTGAAGGTGTTAACATGGCTCATAAAGGTCTTATGGAATCTCAAACCGATTTGCAAAAAATAACTTATAAGTTTGCTTTGGATACTTATCAGAATAGGTTGCTACAAGAGCAATTTAAGGCAGAATTGGAAAATTGGCAAGGTTTTGATGCTATGTTCAATGCCCGCTTAAAGGCTTTTAGTTTGTACAATGTAATGCCGCAAGAGGTTGAGAAAAATGTTGCGCAAACTATGTCTTTTTATGCATCTGCCTTTCGTGATATTGCTGAAGGTAAATATACACTTAAGCAAACAGAGAATTATGGCAAGTGGCTTTCTATTCAGCAGACGTTTGCACATGCTGCTACTGTGCAAGGTCAAGCCGCTATAATGCAAGGTCGTGCCGCTCTTACAAATGCTAATGCCAATGCAAGTTACCTTAAACAGTTAGGTGGCTATTATGGCGCTTTGACTTCTGGTCAACACATGTCTAATGATATTCAACGTTATTATACTGATTTCATGTTAGGTAAAATGCCCATTGGTAAGGCTGAAAGTATTTTGCGTCAAACACCTTATAAACATTTGCTAGATTTGAACATTCAGCAGAATGAGTGGTCTTTAAACAAGTTGATGCAAGAACCCGACTTGCTACGTTCTTTGAGTGGTATGTATAAATCCGAAACATCACTTACTAATAAGCGTGTTGATAGTTATGATACCGATAAAATCTTTGAGCGTGGTGAATCTGTTACTCGTATGTTCAAAAACGTTTCAGATGGTATTAGTAACTTTACCCCTAAGCCTAAGTTTAACAAAGGTTCTTCTACAAATGGTGAGCCTACTCCACCACCCAGTGGTAAATCTTGGCTTGATGCGTATCGTGAAAACCCTAACTATAGTCCTACAGGCTATTAATAACAATTTGGGCGCAAAGGTTAATTCCCTTGCGCCCTTTTTTCTGATACTACCAAAATAATTTAGTTAATTATCTGTTTATTGTACGTTTAATAATGCAAACACGTTTTTAGATAATTCTCATTCAACATAAATACCTTCCGTAAAAATCTATATTTTTTTTATGAAATAATAAAAATTTTATATTCTACTATTAATGTATCTGTTTTGTTTTTGTGTGCGTGCGCAATTTTACGTACGTACACAATTTAACTAAACAGATACTACATATTGGTTTGTCTGCTAGAAAAACCTTAGCTTTGCGCGGAAAAGTTTGTAACAACTTAGTAACTACCTTTTTATGAAAATTTTCTCCCGAAAATTCCTACTTTCTTGTTATAGGTAGGCAAAAGTGGGAATACACTTTCCTAGTTACTGCACTTTTGTTCCTTAGTTACTATATTCCTAATTATTGTTAACAAATTTGGTAGTTACAAAACTTTTTCTTTATCTTTGCACCGTGAAAAAGGAAATTATAAAAATTATCATCAAAGTAGCGCTGTATGCGCTTGGATTGATAGCTGCTTATTTTGGTGTCTCTACCATGACATCTTGCAGTACGTCGCATAATGTAGTTGCTAGTGGTTGCACTACTATTGTATCAGTTGATACCACAATTGTCAAACATAACGGTTTTACCCGTTCTAAAAATTATTCGCCTTATGAAAAGAATTTCTAGTCGCTGTTTCATTGTTGAAGTTAACGGTGTTCAGTATGTTGTTAAGTATGGTAAGATTGATGAGTTTCTTTGTCTCTTTTTGCCTAGTGTTGTTGTTGTTTCTAGTATGACAACTTCGCCTGTTTCTTGGGAACATGATTATCAATGGTATAAACGAATTTAATTTATTTGCTTATGACGGCTAAAGATTATTTGACTGCCTTAAAGGTTATTCGTGAGATTCAGCGTAAGCAAGCTTATTCTACAGGCTCTTCTCAACCCTTTTTGGCTGACACTTTGAAAACTATTGAGCTTTATTGCCCTTTGGATTTTTCAAAAACTTGTGGTCGTGTTACAAAAGAAGTTCTTTTAAGTTCTTATACTGGTAAGTTATTTAAATCATAATTATGGCTCTCTTTCCTCGTTGTAATAATCCTGTGCCTGTTGTTGGTCGTCATGGATTGACACTTGTTGGTTGTCATTCCTGCATACAATGTCGTGTCGCTGCCCAGGAACATCTTTGTAAGATATTAGAGGTAGAAGCATCTAAACATAAATATGTTGAATTTATAACTAATACGTATGACGATATGCATCTCCCCTATATTGATACTTCCTACATGTATCCCTTTGGTTATGCTTTGCGTATTCCTAATCGGGTTATTAAGAAGTATAATAGAAAAACTAAAAGTTTCTACTTTGTAGAGGATAAGATATCTAAATCGTTTCAACTTACGGATTTCTCTACTATTGATACCGCTTCATTGCTGCATGATTATTATGCACGTATTGATAAATATTATAGTAGATTCCCTTCTCGTTCCCGTGGTATTCGCAATAACTCTGTTATTCCTATACTGTGGTATGATGATATTAGAAAATATATAGGTCGTTTAAGAAAATGGTTTTTAAAACATTATGGTGAAAAAATTCGCTACTACGTTATATGCGAGTACGGCACTCAGTCCTTCCGTCCGCATTATCATATCCTATTATTCCACGATTCGCCTAGAGCGAGATCAGATTTTAGGATTGTTCGATCTTTGCCCCAATCAACCCAAGAAAATCCCAGAGAGATTTGTGTTAAACTCGATTTGGCTCAATTATGGGTCCTTGGTGATTCGACTACAAAGGTTACAGACGGCAACATGCAAGAATATGTTAGTAAGTATCTTACACAACATTCTGACTTCCCTAGAGTGCTTGATAAGTTTCCACAAAGGAGTTTTCACTCAATCCTATTGGGATCAAAGGACAGAGATGAGGTTAGAGAATTACTCAAGGCTAGAGATTTCGAAACACTTACAACAGATTATGTTGTTAACAAAAAAGGTGTCCGACGTCCTATTTCCATGTCCGATGCGTATTACTCTCAATTTGCCGTTAAATTTACAGGAGCTTCCTGTTTTAATGTTGCAGAAACTTCTACCCTATTTCGTTCGGTTGTATACGTTGCCCGCCGATTCTTCGCATCTCAAGGTGAGATCTACAATGACGGACAAGTCAGAGAGTTTTTAATGTGGTTGTTAAAACCTTCCACATCTGAGCTATATAAATATAATTATCAGTTTCGGGCTGTTCACTGGTATGCTGTTACTTTTGCTAAGCCTATCTATAATAGTTCCGATTCTGTCAACCCTTTAAAATCGTTGCTTTATGCTGCTCATCATCACTATTCGTTATCCGACTATCTCGGTTTAGATTTTTATGAATGTCTTAAGTTACGTTTTGACTTCATATCTTGGAATGATTATCAAAATATGGTTCAGTATTTCCATAATTTGGAAGATGACAAACTATTAGCTTATGAAAATTATGCTAGCTTGTCTCCATATACTGGTACATATGATTTTAATATTTTAAAAACTCGGTCTATTTTTCAGAAGCAAGTTCAGCAGGCTAATATGGCTTTTGTTGAAAATATTAAGCACCGTGATGTTGTTGATTCATATAAAAATTAATTATTATGGCTAATAAAGTTTTAGGTATGCATCGCCTTAAGAATAAGGTAAATCGTAATGCTTTCGATTTGTCTCATCGCCACATGTTTACTGCTCAAGTTGGCGAATTGCTGCCTGTTTTTACTCAGTGGGTTAATCCTAATGAGACTTTTAAAATTGGGTATAATGGTAAAACTCGTACCGCTGCCCTTAACTCTGATGCGTTTACTCGTATTCGTGAAAATATTCAGTACTATTTTGTTCCTTTCCAGTCTCTTTGGAAGTATTTTGAGCAGCAAGTTACTAACATGACTAAAGGTGATGCTGGGCAGAATATTTCTAAGTTTGCTAGTAGTTCTACAGATGCATCTAAGCTTTCTACTGCTTTGCCTTATATTTCTTATGTTGATTTGGGTACTTGGTTATCTTATATGGTTAACCATGCACTTTCTGCTGTATCAACTTATTTTCGTGCTAAGCCTTCTTTAGAAGACCGTTCTGCTGTTGATTTTGCTCAGTATTGCTCTTTAAGTCAAACTAACAGTGATATTTTTGTTTGTGACGGTTATCGTTATTGTCGTGCTGCTAAATTGCTTATGGCTTTGGGTTATGGTAATTTTGATTCAGTTATTCAGTATGATATTTATGCTATGGCTGAGCGTTTTGTTGCTGATGGTAATGAGTGGGATACACTCTCTTTCCAGGGTTCAGATTATTTCCTCAAATTCTCTTTGTATGAGTCTAATAGTATTTTGAATAGTCCTAATCTTTCGATTTTGCCTTTGTTGGCTTATCATAAGATTTGTAACGACCATTACAGAAATGAGAAATGGCAGCCTTTCGAACCTTGGACATGTAACATTGATTATTTGAGCCCTACGGACAACATGAACGCTAAATCATTTATAGCCACTAGTACGTTTACTTCGTTGATGACTTGTCTCATTGATTTGGAAAATTCTAATCTTCCTCTCGATTATTTTACATCTGTTCTTCCTCGAGCTCAATATGGTGATGAGTCTGCTGTTCCCATTGGTAGTAATGGTTCTAATGTCACTATGCGTCTCAGTGACCCTGCCGATAATACTATTGGTTTCATGTTTGGTGGTTCTTCTCACACCCCTAATGATACCCTTCGTAGGGATGATACTGACCCTGTACCTTATGATGGTTCCTATGTTTCCGGTGTTAAAACAGTGTCTACTGGTCTAGGTTTGGTTGGTTTGCATGGTAAATTAACTGGTACTTCTTCTTCTTCTTCTCTGAAAATCTCTGCTTTGCGTTCTGC